AGATGACAACCCGCATGGGCCGAATGATTTTTGTTCCAGGCATCGCGGGCCGCAGAAGGAGGGATGAGCGATGGCCATAAAAAATTACACGTCCGGGGTAGACGTGTACACGAGCCTGGGTGAGATTCAGGGGGCGCTCGCGGCGCATGGGGCGCGACAGATTATGGTGGAGTATGATGACCAGGGACGTCCCACCGGTGTAGCCTTTGCCATTGACACGCCGAACGGGCGACGGGGCTTTATGCTCCCGGCCAACATCAACGGTGTGATGGCGGTGCTCCAGCGGCAAAAAGTCAAGGCAGACCTGGCACAGGCGGAGCGGACAGGCTGGCGCAACATCCGGGACTGGGTACAGGCGCAAATGGCGATCATTGAGGCCGGTATGGTGAGCATGGACGAGGTATTTCTGCCCTACATGACCGATGGTCGAGGCAATACACTGTATCAACTCTATCAGGGCGGACAACTGGCTTTAGGGGAGGGATGAGCATGGAGAGGCTTACATACTGGTGTGACGATGGCCGGGGCGGCGGCGAGTGGCGTGTCAATATTTATGGCCGTGAGGAGAGCGGACCGCACGTTGAGCGCCTCGCTGCCTACGAGGACTCGGGCCTGGAGCCGGAGGTGAATAACCACAATGAAGAAACCGGATATTGGGACTAAAATGTATTTCGTTTGCGAGCACCTATACTACATCCCAAACCATGCCGGGCCGGTCAAGGAATACTGCGTGTGCGAGGCGGATGTAACGGGTTTCTTCGCCGGAAGCTATACGGATGTGCGGCTCATTGGAGATGATCCGGATGGGAACAGGACTCCATATAGCGTCAGGTTGTCGGAGATTGGCGAGAGAGTATTCTATACATCAGCAGAAGCGGCCGACCATGCGCAGGCATTGACAGTGCGGGACGAAAGGATATGGGGATGGCTCGGAGCGCCAGATATTCCTATGCGGCGGACGTGGGAAAATTTGCTCAAAAGCCGAAAGGAGGAACACACATGACCGAACGCCAGAGAGAGATTGTGCTGGGATACGCCGAGTGCAGCATGAATGCGGTGGAAACGGGGCGGAAGCTGTATTTAAGCTACGTGACCGTGGGGTATCATCTGAACCAGATCAAGAAATCGACCGGGATTGATCCGAGATCCTTTTATGGGCTGTGCAAGCTGGTGCAGATGGCCAAGCAGATCGGAGGGTAAGCGTCACAGGCTCGAAAGGAGAAAAACTATGGCACGGAATAAGTACCCCGGTCGCTGCTACTGCTGTGGGGCCTGGGTGGAGCCGGGATATGGGCACTTTGAACGGGTCCGAAATGCGGCGCCGGGTCAGCCAAAGTGGCGCATTAAGTGCGTTAAGTGTGCCAGTGGGAGGATACTTACGGATAAGGACCCCGGTGTGGTATGGGCCAAGGAGGCGAGGAAAGAGAGGAGAAAGTGAGTACAGGATATTCAAACAGGAAGTGGATATGCCCTTTTTTCGCGTGGGACGAAAGGGGTAAGGTGCATTGTGAGTGTGGGAACTGTATCTCATTTCCGGATCGGGAGGCCTATGTGGCATACACGGACCAGTACTGTGCCAGTCTGCCTGGATGGCAGAAGTGCTCCGTTGCCTCGGCTTTGCTGGCGTATTATGAGAGGATGGATGCGGAGAAACCCTGAGCCTTAGCTTGGGGTTTTTGCGCTTTTTACAGGCGGAAAAGCACTGTAGATATGCTACGCTCCATGGTGAGAGAGGAGGCGAGTCCGCTGTGGCGAAAGGAAAATATCACGAGTGGTTGGAACCAGACGGGCTCGTGCTGCTGAAGGGATGGGCCAGAGATGGGTTAAAGGACGCGCAGATCGCGCACAACATGGGCATTACGACCAAAACCCTGTATGAGTGGAAGCGGACCTACAGTGACATCTGTGAGGCTCTAAAAAGGGGCAAGGAGGTTGTGGACTACGAGGTGGAAAATGCGCTGCTCAAAGCGGCGCTGGAGGGCAACGTTACTGCCCAGATTTTCTGGCTCAAAAACCGCAAGAGAAAAGCCTGGAGAGATAAGCCGGAACTGGAGGCCGCAGGTGGAGGTGAGGGCGGCGTAGTACTGATGCCAGAGGTGAGCCATGAAGCGGAATAAAACCGGGGCCCCCACGAAAAGGAGCAGCCTTTTTGTGGGGAGAGGACGAGCAACGCAGCGGAGCGGACGCCGGGCGTAAGACCGGCGGAGAGGAGCGGAGTTTGTGAGGACGATTTGGAAGCCGCAGCCACGCCAGGCGGCATTTATGGCCCGCGGCGAGTGGGAGGCGCTGTACGGGGGAGCCGCCGGAGGCGGGAAGAGCGACGCTTTGGTGATCGAGGCCTTGCGTCAGGTACATATCCCCCATTACAAGGCCCTGATTTTGCGCAAGACCTTTCCTCAACTGGCCGAGCTGATAGACAAGAGCCTCAACTACTACCCCAGGGCCTTCTCAGGAGCCAAATATAACGCCACGGCCCATACCTGGACGTTCCCCAGCGGAGCAAAGATTGTCTTCGGAGCGATGCAGTACGCAAAGGATAAGACCAAGTACCAGGGCCAAGCCTATGACTTCGTGGCATTTGACGAACTTACCCATTTTAGCTTTGAGGAGTACAGCTATTTGTTTTCCAGGTGCCGCCCAAACGGGCCGGGGACCCGCTGCTATATCCGCTCCACTGCCAATCCGGGCGGGATCGGCCACGGCTGGGTAAAAGAGAGATTTATCACGGCCGGTAAGCCCATGACGCCCATTTGGGAGGATATCAAGTGGCGGGACCCTGCGGGGCAGGAGCATAGGGAGAGCAGGAGCAGGATTTTCGTGCCCTCCTCCGTCTTCGACAATCCGGCCCTTCTGGCCAACGACCCGGATTATATTACCAGGCTGGCCGCTATGCCCGAGGCAGAGCGTAAGGCCCTGCTCTACGGCGACTGGGACACCTTCTCAGGGCAGGTGTTCACCGAGTGGCGCAATGATCCGGAGCACTACGGGGACCGGAGATGGACACACGTGATCGACCCGTTCCCTGTCCCGGACGGCTGGGGAATCTGGTGTGCTCTGGACTGGGGCTACTCCAGGCCCTTTTCGGTGGGCTGGTACGCCGTGGACCGGGAGAGGCGGCTCTACCGCATCCGAGAGTACTATGGCTGCACTGGGACCCCCAATGTGGGCGTGAAGATGGAGCCGGGAGAGGTTGCACGGCAGATCAAGCGCATTGAGGAGGAGGACCCAAACCTGCGGGGGCGGACCATCCACCGCATTGGAGATCCAGCTATCTGGGGCAGCGACGGGACAGAGAGCATCGGGGCCCTGATGGAGCGGGAGCGGGTGTACTTTGAGCGGGGGGACCATGCCCGCATCGACGGCAAGATGCAGGTCCACCACCGGCTCGCCTTTGACGAGGACGGCT